GTTTCGTTGGTGATTTTGGTGGCTTAGATACCTCTGTTCTAGAAAAGGTCCCCCATTCGTCTCTCTGATTATAATGTCCTTTGAGGTCAATTGGGGTACTGCCGAGTACAGAGGTATCTAAGCCACCAAAATCACCAACGAAACCACCCTGATGAAAACTCCAGTTGCCAGAAGGACCGCCCCAGCCGGGGTTAGCGGAATTGTCTGTATCAGGGAGTTTGGATACGAGACCACCATACTTGAAGCTGGCATAGTCATCAGCCGTAGGATCGTCTTCCGGCCTGTCGCCCTCGGCTCTTTCGTCCCAGCCCCCGGGATCATCGCCGCCCCCTGCATCCCAATTGCCGGGCGGGACGAGCGTCTCGACGGTTACTGGAGCGGTTGGGCCGACCGACCCGACGGTCCCGCGACCCTTTTCGGCGGAGGGTCGAAACATATCGGGATACTTTTGACGCATACGAGCCAGCAGACCGCCCCGTTGGAGTTTGACATCAACAACCTGGGGCCGGTTGGGAGCTGGAGCGGTTGGGCCCACCTTTGCCGCTGTAGGCGATGTCGATGCCGCCGGGGGCGAGTCCGGGCCGCTAAACAAGTTAAACGGGTTTAGATTAGGCACCCAGCTAGGGTAGGGGCCAAGGCCGACTTTATCTTTGCGGCTGAAGGCAATCTGGGGGATCAGGCCAAACGGAAAGGAGAACAAATTCCCGAGCACGCCCATTACATTCTCCCGAGTGGCGGGGATGCTGTCAGGGTTGTAATCGAGCTCGTTACCCCACGAATGTACGTCTGTACTATTTTCCCATTCCTGGTCGGGTGGAGGAACTAGTGGCGCGCCCCCAAAGATACCCGGATATGGGGTTTTGGTCTTATCATCATCATCATCAGGTTTAAGTACGAAACCACCATGCTCAAACTGCGGCACAAGGACAGGACCAGCATTTGCACCACCTATACCACGCTGCCCCACTCCGAGATCACCAGCATCAAAGCTGTTGTCTATTGCGATCTGGATAAGCTCGTCGAGTTTAGTAACCACGCTGCTATCCTTTTAGATTAGCTACCAGGAGATCAAAAGCCTCTCTGGTACGGAATAAATCATCTGCCAAGGTTTGTACATCATTACGTAAATCAATAAAACCGGCTACCGGCGCAGATGTAGGGAACGACGTAGGCAGCGTACTATTACTAGTGTTGATCTGGACTAAATTCTGCGTGCCTAACTGCTTGACCTCTATATCCCCCCGGACTATTGCCCGGCTGGATAAATCAGCCTCGCCCCTAGTGCCCGATAGAAGCTCCACATTCTCTTTCACAGCACCGAACAGAAGGACCTGGAAATCAAGAAGACCAGATACGGGCAATTCGGGTATGGCTACAAATCTACTTACCATTATGTTCTAGCACCTTTTTGGGGAACTTCCCTTAGACCATATACTGTTTCGCCAACGTGTATCGCGCGAACCCGCGTGCCTCCCGCCACACTAAATTCGAAAGTGTCGGACTTATATCCAGCGGGCAACCTAAAAGGTAAAGCAGAACTCACCGTGGAGGTATGAACCAAAGTCTTGTCCCGGTATAATTTGAAAACTATAGAACTACTAGTTGAAACAACTCGTAAATTCTTAGTAAGTTTATCACCATTAATAGTACCCGTACCAGGAATTAAAAAATCACCAGAGTTAATACTACCATCATTATTAATATCCACAGTATCGACGTAATCAGTAGGACCGTTAATAGTCCCCAACTGCGCCGATACAGTCCATACAGCCGCATTAAACGTGAGGACTCCAGTATTGAAATTAGTCACAGCGTCCATTTCAGAACTTGGTGTTGCAAAATCAGCAACAACACGAGCTGCCCCTAAATTAATGAAATCTTTAGTGATTATAACTTTGGATTTCCACTCCATACTTAACAGCGGCTGAGTTGAGTCATCCCATTTATAAACATCCCCAGTGGTATCGCGGATATAGTAAAAACTATCATCAACTGAATCTAACCAAGCTGCCGTGTATGTATCAGAAATATTAACAAAGAACCCGCCAATTTTTTCATCCCTTTCAAACACGAACGCGCCACTAGAATGAGCAGCGAAGTATTTATCATTATAGTACGTAGCGATGATTGTTTCCGGGTCAAAATCTACATCCCAAATATCCCAATCATAGATAAACCGTGTTGCCAAAGTCATACCAGTAGTAGGGGACCACAAAGCTATACCGCCGTGGGTAGCAAATAGAACACCATACCCCATATTCACAACCGACCGCTTAGCAAGACACGGCCAAGGATGGTCAATCCGTGCAATACTAAGGGTCGCAGGATCAGACCCAGATACCCGGTATGCAAACTGCTCGGTGAGAACAAGCAGGGTGCCATTAACAGAAGATAAAGCAACAATGTCGTACTCAAATGTACGGCGAAGGGATATTGGCCAGGCATGGGGTCTAGTTGGTTCTGCAAAGGCTAACTGGTTGCCAAAAAATCCAGCAATGATATTATTCTGGCTCAACACGATTCCCTGCATGGTGGGATCGGGCTGATCAAAGTCATCAGACAACAACAAATCAGTCAAATTCAAAAAATCAAAAGTATCTAAGAAACTATCATTAGTCACCGTACCACCAGTATCAGAAGCACTACCCGCGTTGCTACCTGTATTGGCGTAAGTGAATGTCGTATTCCCCGTAACCGTAATCTTCACAGAAGTTTCGTTGAACGAAGAATCTGTCATGCCGGCAATCGCGACAAACTGATTAGTCAGTAAGTCATGATCCACGGCTGTTGTCATAGTGCTCACGTTAGAAGTACGCTCGCGCAAAGACGTACCAATAACATCCCCCCAGTACATGGGAGGATCGTCATCTGGAATTTCTGAGGAGTCGTGATAAAGCTGCCCAGCGGTTTCCGCTTTCAACGTCACATTAGAGGCAGTCTGCGCATAACTAAACGTATCTACATCGTCTACCACAGTGACAATGCCGTCTATAATATTGAAAGTAGCATCTGCGCAATTTGATAATTTGAACCTGTCACCAACAATAAACGAATGCTCTTTGTCTAAAGAAACTGTGGACACGTTAGAAGCACGCGACACAAATGTTGTAGTCCTAGGAAAATACAGAGTAGATAACAGGAAAAAATTTGTACCAGATACAGAGCTAAGCGTCCTATACACCCGCATTGCCGTTATATTAAAATCACCAGAAGGTGGCGCGCTCGGGATTGATAACAGCGTTACCTGCTGCCCCTCTTTCATAAACAACGTGTCAGACGGGGCAGCTGCAATCGACTCCTCATCCCAAGGGGTGTACCAGGTGTAGACGTAATCCCGCGTTACGGTACCACCAGCAAGATCAATGTGTGCCTCGGTATTAGATGTCTCTGATACGGCGGGGCCAGCATTAAAATACTCGAATTTTGTTGTACTAATGACAGTGATCCGCGTATTGGTGACATTTAATTCATCAGATGGAGAGGTACTGAAATCACGGACAGTAACTACCTGCCCCGCCCTGAACCCATGAGCAGCCGCCGTAGTAATAATTGCCGTATTACCAGAATCTCGTTCGAAAGCAGATGATGTAGCCGACGTAAATCCAGTAATATCTGTAGTCAACTTAATTGCCGGTAACGGCAGGCCCAGTTCATAGAACCCGTTCGATACAGGGTATGGCTTAGTGCCCCCGTCATTAGTTGCCAATTTATATGTGGAAACTTTTGGTACGCCGTCACCAGTATAATAGAACCGCTGCTCGTCATCATTGGAATCAGTAATCGTGACAAAATCAACAACAGAAGTGAAAGATAAAAATACCGGCGTCACGTTATCAGAGGGATCACGTAGAGCAAATAACGTCTTAAGAGTGCCAGTCTTCGATAGTGATTCGAGTACTGACGAATCGTTGTACGGCAATAAATCACCAGAATACAATTTGACGTTCGTCGCAACCTGCGCGGCACTATCAGGAAGTAGCTCGCCCGAAAGCTTCGGAGCAACCCCTAAAAACCGCTGCATACTGATCGCGGTCATACTACAATCCTATAAAGAAAAACCAGACAAAGGCATTACATTCTCCCCAGCATCACTTACGGCGTTTCCATTCACGATACATAAAAAACAAACGAACGAGAACTATTACTCCGCCGCCCAAAATAGTCACCTGCGCTGCAGCAAGGTCGAGCAATTGAAGCCAAAATGGAGAAGCTAATCCACTACTCCCAAGAACTATATCACTAACCTCTTTAATGCCTAAAAGCTCTTTGATACTCAAAATTCTACTCCTTTTCCGGGCCAATGTTTTAGTACAGTAAGTTCTATTTCGCTAGTCACGTATTTTCCCCCTCTATTTTCTTTACTTCTTGCCCTTCTAGAATTCCTATCTTTTCTGCTGTATCTTTATCTATACACATACATACTCTTGCTAGTGGCCCATGAGCCGACTGCATTCCTCGAAGGTGCTTTTCTAAAGCCATCGCAGTTTCCATACAAATATCTAATGAATCATAAAAGACAATTGGAGTTTCATGGAAGTAAGTAGCTTGCGCTATTAGCCATACATATACAAGACAAGTAGGTACAAGATTCATCTATCTTCATCTTCAATCATCATTTACTGCATCGGTAGTATAGAATATCTGTACACCTATAAGTCTCGCGTCTTCGGTCATGTCGTCATTAGCGTTAGAGACATCTCTAAAGATTCTGAAGAACGTCGTTGTATCAACGGCAGCACTAGCAATAGTAACTGTGTCGCTAGTATCAGTAACTAAGCAATCTTCAGCAGCACCAATATTATCGTCCGGCACTACAATAGCTGTGCCATACGCTACGTCGATAGTACTATCGTTTGCTACACTAACGCCTTGCAGCGCCCAGGCTACTCCAGTCGCACCCGTTGCTACACTGGTCCAAAAAATCCTGTACCTCACCGTTCCTTCATTCCACGATTTGGGGAACCCGATTTGAAATTGAGCATGTTCATCAGAACTATTATCGAAGTCCAACACTTGCATATCTGGCCGTCCAGAAGTAGTTTCGACATCTGTAATGGACGCACAACCATTTGATAAAGTCGGACGCATAGCAGCGACTGGTACCCAAATGGTGTGTATTCCAGTCTGTAATATAAGATTCCCGCCTACTGTTGCACCGCTACCAATCGCTGTAATGCCCGTACCCTTACCGTCTAGGGTCAGGTTCGTGTTGGTTCCAGTACTCGCAACAATGCCGTTGACTTTTAATTCGCTCATATTATGTCTCCATAACTCTACGGCTTTGCTTGCGTTTCTAGTGGCATTACACTTATCGTGCTGCTTTTATAGAGTTAATTTTAGTTTGGGTCATAGTACCATCCTCTATCATTTGTGTAGCTAGTTCCTCGGCATTAAGAGGTATATCGGACTTTGGGAGTGCTGGCGAAATTGGTGTTGGAATAACAGCTTGCCAACGATCTATAAAAACTTGAAATGCGTCTATGCTATGTATTGTATTATGTGGTTTGCCAGCATCCTTATATTCTATTTCTCCTGTATCACCAAACCACTGAACAGAATGTATATCGGCGCTTATATCTGTCATGCTGATGATACGAGCCTCACCATCAACGAGACACATGTTGTCATCAGGAATTATGGTCAGTTTCATGTCCTATTACCTTAATTTTCTTTTGGAAATGCGGGCTATCTACTGCGAAAGCGAGAACAGTATCTCCTCGTTTCACCATTTCATTACGAAAGCTCTCTGTCGCTTGTTGTACTCCATCTAAATTTTGTATTATCTTGGTCAAAAGTATGGTGTTCCATATGTCTCCACATTGCCATTCATCAACAGTAAGGCCAGTAAGAGAATTAGTATGTGCCATTTTCATCCATAACCCACAATGATCGCGATGATTCTTACATAATTTCTTATGTGCTGTTCGATGGCAAGTGATCTCATCTGGCCTAAGTAATGGGTCTTCCATAAGCTAATTCTTACTAGCGATGATGAAGTCAACGAATTCTAGATCAAGATTAGTTAGGTTGTGAGTGTGGCCGCTACCGCCTCCAGTTGTAACGGCACGGGCCGATAGGTTTCCTGTAAATCCAGCGCCAAGCCGCTGTCCAGCATCGCTCCCAGAAGCATGAGTAAAGCTTACATACTTAACATCATGTGTATGGGCTGGCATCTCGCTCGTCGCCAATGTATGACTGGATGTCGTTTTACTGGTGCCGAAGACGGTGGTGAAAGAGTCGGTGCCGCCGGTTCCCACAGTCCCAGTCTGGAGCCGGACCGCTTTGTTATTATGAGTTGCGTCCTTCGTCCAACCCGTCGGCGCTAACGTCTGTTGGAAGAGCATCCTAGTACCCGCCGCGAAAGAAGATGTCGTCAGCGCCGACGCCTCAGTCGCTACGGACATGACTTCAACCGTGTTAGCCGCCGTAGCATAGCAGATAAGTCTGTCACCTGCGGCTGTGGTCAGATTAGCAGCACCAGGAATTTCAATTCCAGAACCGTGAGTGATGGTTAAAGCGCCATCAAACTGAAGCATGAAGAAGTTACCAGCCGCCACAGTCATAGCGGCAAAACTTGTCGTTCCTGTAACGTCGAAGTAATTGCCGTCTGTGTCTATGACCAGCGGGGAAGCTGAAGCTATATCGCCGCCCTTGGTCATCTTTAGAGTTGAGGCAATGGAAACTCCCCCCGCTCCCAGCCCGTCCAAACTGAGATCGCCTCCCGCATTGACGGCTGTGATTGTGTCTGTCTTAATTGTCGACACTGTTTTACTCCCTTTTTAATCCACCTTCGGGTTATCCAACATATGCCTTGCCAGTAGTAACTGCGTTGTCATAGGACGTTTTACTCTTGTCTGAATCAGAGTACCAATCTTTAGCAGCTTGAATCTCTAAATGGTCTGTATTCCGTGTGACCATTAATTTTACGTCAGCGGCGCCATCCTGATCGACAAAACTAGTATCGTCTTCCACCACGGCAGCGATTAAATTTACGCTGTCATCCATTGCAGAAAAATGTTGGGCAATCTCAGCTTCGGTTGGTGTGTCAGGCATTGTATTAACCTTTCTTTAAGTGTGTAGTTTCTCTTTCAGATGATTAACTTCAGCTGAAAGTTCTTGAATAGCCTTCCTTATTCAGGTTGAGTGGGCCAAGTTGGGTCGGCAGGATCGTCCACGGTAGCAGGGAAATCACGAAGTTGTTGGCGATAGACCGACCATTTGTTCTGTGCCTCGGCGTCCATGCTCGCCCACTGATCAGGATTAACATGGTTGTCGCTGTCCACAAGAAGTTGATCGCGGTCCCTTCTGAGTATTTTCATATGTTTCTCGCGTATTTCATCCTCCAAGGACACTTTATTAAGCGTCACTGTTTTTGCAATGAGGTCTGCCGTCCAATGAGTGCAAGTTTGAAAACAGATATACCCATCAACAGCGGATGCTTCATCATCAATATAAAAAGCATCTGTTAGGCCCATGTTGTGAAGTTCATTAATGCGAACTTGCGCCTCAGCTTCCGTATCATAGTTGTCATATTTAATCGGCGTTCCCGCCGCATCAAACTTATTTAAGGTTGTGAAAAAACTCATTGTTTTAACTCCTATGCATGGGCAATGCCCCAAACGGTC